TCTCCATATAATGCTCCAAATAAAATTTTGAAGGAATTATCAGTTCCCTTGGAAGAATAAAAGTCTATAGACTGTTTAATAAAAAGATTTTCATTTAATTCAGAATATAATTCTCTCTCTTCAAATCCAGGAGTTACTTGTTTCTTAACTTTGATTAAAAATTCTTTAAGAAAAAGAATACTTAAGTTAGTTACAATAGCAGATGAAGAGTGTTCTTGTGACTCAGTTTCAGTAAAAATTAATTCTTCTTTTGTTTTATATGATGTTACACCACTAAAACCGCGAATACACCCCTCAAAAGTAGTAGGAGTTTTTGAAGTATATGTAATGATCTCCGAGTCAATTAACAAAAGACCATAAGAATCTGGAAACCCCGAAGTAGAAACCACATTGATAGTAGTATCAAAAAAAGTTACATTTGCACTTAATTCGGTTGATTCAATTAAATTTGTTAAATTATCAACCTTAATATATCTGTCAATATTTTGAAGAAGATCACTTGTATTTCCTTGACTTTCTAATGATGTATAATACTGTGTTAGAAATTCGGAAACTAGAGGAAACTCCTCTAATACGAACTGAGGTAATTGATTTTCAACAATAGAACTAATTTTGATTCTGGTTTCTGTCATTTTATTATTTTCTTACGAGGTCTCCGTTAGTATAACTTGATGTAACTTTATATGTTGATCCAGAAATATCTGAACCAGATGAAATTTCATCCGATAACATATTTAATACACTTTTATTAATATCTAATTGCAAATATAAATCTTGTAATCCAATAACATCATTCGATTTTGGAATTACTGAAATTTCAATTATTGGTAATGAAAAAGAAGTTTTTAATGTAGAAATCATATTTACAGGGTATAGTGAAATTTCTCCCTTCACATAATCAACTTTCCCTACATTTTTCTTCACAATTATTGGTTGCGTTGAAGATTGTAACTTAAAGAAGAAAATACTTCCAGTTAATCCGTCAGAATTTGGAATATCTGACATATAAAGAGTATCATTTATTCCAGCAATACGAAATCCTGATGATTTAATATTATATCCTTCAGTATTTTTAATATGAAATTGATTTCCATAACAAATTTCATAATCTGCAAATTTGTTTATCTCTACTCTCAAATCACGTCTCATCACAACTTTAGTAATGTTAGAAGTAATTGCAGCATTAGAGTCATCGATTATTTTTAGATATTTACTATACTTAAATCTTGCACCATACTTATTGAGTTCTTTCGAATTTGCATAATTTTTAATATTATTAAAAATCACGTCCTTTAAATTATTTGCATCGTTAGTAGCATTTGAATTGTAATATGCTGTAGTATCTGTTTCCAAATAAAGATACTTAAGGTCAATAATTTCAGGAACTATTCCTGCAACTGCATATTTTCTCAAGTCTCTTTCGATATTATCTTTAACCTGACTTGAAACAAATGGACCATTAACTGGTTTAATGCTTATAAAAACTCTTCCATACTTTGGAGGACTTAAATCTTCTCCACCAAAAACAGAAATTGATTCCGCTTCTGGATAAATGACAGGAATAATAGTTTCATAGTCTGTTGCAGTCACTGCACGATTTTGTGATGCGTATTTTCTTGGTGCATATTTCTTAATTGATTCTACAGATTCAATTTCTCTACCATTCTGAGATGAAGAATTTGTTGTAATTAAAGAAATACCTGTTGTTACAACTCTATTATTATTATCTACAATACGTCCATTAAAATTGAATGCAGAAATTCCATTTCCACTCTCGCCATTTGTAATATTATAAGAAACTTCAACGTAATTCAAATTTTCAAGTTTTTTTCCAAATACACCATCTCCAAAAATTAATTCATATCTCTGATCTTCAATTTCTTGAATGAAAAATACTCTCGATTCGGGTTTAACGTCAAAAAGATTATTTGATAGTTTATATACGCTTTTAACTGTACTTCCTTGCGTATCTCTTACAAATACACGAATTGAATCCACATCAATGTTTGCATTATCAAGAATGATTCTCTGATTTGGATTATTAGAATCTATTGTGAAAGTATTAACAATGTAAGTTCCTTCGTAAACATTAATATTTTCAAATAAAGCGATTCCATTTACTACAGGAACAGTTACATCTTGTGGAATTATAAATGAGAAACTCTGATTTCCAAAGGAACTATTTGATGTACAAACAACACCATTTTTAAGTGTTAACGTGAGAGGATTTGTAGAAAATCCGGTAGTGTCTACAAAGAATGAAATATTTGCTTTTGATGCCGAGCGAGAATGTGGAACATATCCAATATTACGTGCAAGGGAGACTACGTTTTCTCTAAGAGTTGCACTATCAATGAATACCTCATTGCTAATCATATTAGCATTGTATGAGGAAATATATGTATTATACGCTAAAACATCAACTAAGTTTGAAAGATTAGATCCTTCAAAATCATAATCAGTAAAATTCGAATTCGCTCTTAAATATTCACGAATTGAACTTTTTATTTGATCGAAATCTAGATTTGTAAAATTAACTAGTGCCATTTATCGTGTTGGCTGAAGTGCAAATGATAACTGTTGGGGAAGAACATCAATTCCTACAATTCTATAATTAATAGTGACATTAAATTCATTATCATCATAGTTTGGAGAAACTATCACATCAATTAATTCTACTCTTGGTTCATAGTTTTGAATCGTATTTTCAATTTCATCTTTGATGACAGATGCAGACAACTCATCAATGTTTTCAAAAAGAGAACGACTCACCTTTGAACCTAGATTTTCATTAAAAAATCTTTCTCCCGGATATGTAAATACTAAATTTCGAACAGAGCGAGCGATTGCAGTCTCATTTTTGAGAGCAATAAGGTCATAATTGATTGGATTGGCCTGAAACGTCATGCTCAGGTCTTTAAAACCTTTACTAACTCGCTCTAACGGCATAAAAGATATAAAATCTATATTATTTATTCGTCTTTTTTAAATTCATAAAGAGGTTCAGTTCCATATTCCCAGTCATCATAGTCATCATCATTACGAATTTTTGAATGAAGTTCATTTTGAACTTGAAAATCATGTTTCTTTGGAGTTAGATTGTCATTTGCAATCTCTCTTAGCATTTTTTGTTCCATTTTTACTCCTGATTAGTGAAAATCAGAACTTTTTACGGGGTTTCTATCCCGTGTTTTATTATATCATAGTCATCTTCAAGTATTTCTTTCAAATATTCATCATCCCAAAGGGAATAATACTTGGTTTTTGCTAATTTTTCTCTAAATTTACGTAATTTTTGTGTTGGTTGTGCCAAAATTAGGTTATACTTACCATTATTTGTCTTAATTCCTTGAATATATGTGTCATATGACCCACAATCTTCAAAAAACTTCCAACCCCTATACTTTTTATTATAAAAATTCACCCAAAATTGCACTGTGTCAAGATCAAAGTAGTCTTCTACGATATAAATGATGACTTGATATCCTTCTATTGGTTGAATTTCTTCAACAGAGCACTCTATAATCTTAAATTTTGCATTTGATGCAAAGGGACAAATAGCAAATCCCTTTAATTCCTCTCTTAATTTAGAAACTTCACCTATCCAATTTAAAATATAAAGTTCTTTTTCGGAAAATTGCATAAAAAAAGAGTGCTTATTGTTATTTAAGCACTCTAAAAATTATTTACCTTGACCCCTATATTTCTTTTTACGTCCATTGCGAGACGTTGCACTGAGTAATGTACGAGCAGAACGTCCTTGACGAGTCTTCTTTGGTGCTCCGGGTTCAAAAAGAGTCTTATTGCTTCCACCTTTAGCCATTTAAAATTTCCTCCATTTCTAATTCATTAGGATCAATATCTTCTCCCGAGAAATAACGCTCTGAGAAGTCTTGTAAAATCTCACTACAGTCTTCCATAGTGAGATTTGTATAAATTTTACGTCCTTGATATAAAAGGTTGTAAAGTTTATTCATCAAATTACGCGAGTTTTTTCATGTCCAACTCTAATACGAGGATCGCACCAGATTTCAAATCCTGCTTCTTTTGCATCAAGACAGAAT